CTATTCCGGCTGGGCTTGCCGATCGGCCTTCCAGGCTTCGATCGCGCCCTCGCGCCAGGCCACCGCGCGACTCGATATCTTCACGGGCTTTGGGAACGTGCCCTCGCCGATCAGATGGTAGATCGTCGTCTTGCCGAGGCCGGTTTCGCTCAGCACGTCGGGCAGGCGCAGGTATCGACCCGTCGCCAAGGATCCCTTGCGATCGTCGTTCATCCTGTCTTCCCTTTGGCCTGCGCCTCGAGGCGGCGAGCCGGAGTGCAGGCCGCATCAGAACATTGGGGGCGGTCGGCGCGGTATCGGATGGAGGGTCGCGGTGAGGCAAAGGATACGCTCACCGTCATCGAAGTGAACGCCAGCGAACTCGCGACGGGGTGACAGCGCATCCCCGTGCTGCCCGCGGCGTTGGCCCTGACCGAGAAAGACGACGCGATCGCCGTGGCTGAATACGCATTGTGCGACTGAGGCGGCTCGGGCGGGAGTGCGAGCCACGTCACAGGCCGATGCCGACTGTAGCGAGCAGCGCAGCGCTGGCGCCAGCCGGATCGATCACGAACATGATCGCGGATCCGACGAGTACGCCGAGGCAGGCGAGCTTGCCCATATGGACGGCGGTCAGCCGATCGGGATCGCTGGGAACGTACGGCGCGCATTTCGCGCAATCGCAATCATGGTCATGAATCTCGGCGTAGCGCAGGCGCTGATCACTTGAGCGGAACGTCGGTTCGAACTTTAGCTTCTGCATCATGACCTGTTTTCCGGACGGATTGGACGGCGACGCGGAGCACTTCGAGGCTCCACGCCAGCAGGATGGTGACGATCGCCAGCACAGCGATCCCGCGGCGTACCGATCCGAACAGGACCAGGCCGAGCGCTGCGCCGCTCAGAATGACGGCGATCGCGTGGACGGTGCGCAGGCCGCTCATACCGCGGCATCGCGTGCAGTTGCTGCAGATCGGATGATGGCGATGCGATCGGCTGGCTCGTGCGCGAAGCACGCGCTGCAGAGGTCGACGTCGACCCAACCGCATGGCCCGGAATGACCAACGCAAGGATCGTCGTTGCTGCAGGCGCAAACGACGCAAAGGCGAGGTGCTTCGCAACCCTCAGCCGTAAGCGCGACCAATACGCCGAGGTCGAACTGCATGACCTGGTGAAGGACGACGATCGTCCTGAACGTTGCCGGCATCTGGTCGCTCTCGATCTGCTCGAGCCAACCGCGGCGGAGGTGCTGGGCCCAGCGCGGCGTCGTCGCGATGCGCTCTGCGACGTCGTCGATCGAAAGCCCCGCCGCCTCACGGCGTTTCTTCAGATACTGGCCTGGGGTCAGCGTCATGACGCGGCCCCCCGATCGAGGTCGTCGGTCGCTTCGACATCAACCCGATCGATCGCATCGAGCAGATGGCGCATGGCGAACGGCAGATGTTCGTCGCCTGGTTGAGTGAGAGCCTGCAGCGCGGGCACGACCTGCTGCAGGGAACTGGAAATGTTCGTGAGGGCTTCGCGTCGTTTGGGCATGGCAAAGTGTCCAGGCAGCAGTTTCCCGCCCCGATGATCACGATGATCAGCGGGCGGGCGGGTGGGCGACGATGTCAGAAGTTCGGCGGCGTCAGCCGTCCGGCGGGTGGTGCACAGGACCGTCGCGGGCGCGCTTGATACGAGCCTGAAGGTTGGCGATCGTCGGCGCCGACGCGATATCAGCGTGCTCGAGTTCGCGGAGCGCGGCTTCAAGGATCTGAACGGACGCACCTGGCAGCATAGCCGCGACCAGGGCAGCAGAGGCCTCGCCGCTTTCCTTGACGTAGTCGCAAGCGAGCTGACCGAAGGCGTGCTCCTCGGCGAACCGGTTGTTCTCTTCCGCCTCGATCATGCGAATCTGCGTATCGAGAAGCGGGTAGCCGACGTTCCCCTGGGCGCGATACTCGAGATCGAGCGTGCGCGAATCCTCGATCGTCAGACGCTCGCGCTTGGCCGGATCGGTTAGCGACCGGAGGTAGCTGAGGCTGCGGCCAGTTATTTCTGCTGCGCGCTCGATCGTGATCTCACCCAGCACTCGGTATAGGGTGTTCTCGATCGTGACGGCGTCGCGGGGCTTGGTCATGACCGGGCTGCCGCAAAAAGGGGCGACGATCGTTGCATACGACCGCCGCCAGTTCGCGCATTCTCGGTTAGCAGACAGGGTGGGACTTGCACACCGAGGTCGGGAGACCCGACGAGCAGGATTCGGCCGGTCTGCCAGCGGCCGAAAGGGTGGAATGGTGACGTCGACGACAGCCAGGGAGACAATAGCTGCCGTCGACGCTCGCCGTCAGGGTGACGGCCGAGAGAAACTGGTGGCGAAAACTGCGTCATCGAACAGGCTCGAGCTTCGCTGGAACTGCCTCCGGGCTCGAATCCGGGCCGTCCTTCAGTCCCAGCTTCACGGCAATGCGATGACCGACGCCAGACGAAGCGGCTCGATTGCCACTAATGACCTTGTACACGTTGGAAGCGTCTTCGCCGATCTCTCGAGCGAGCGCCTTAACTGTCTGCCCGCGGGCCGCCATGCGGTTGCGTAGCGCTTCGATCCGCTCCGGATCTGGACGCGGCGAGACCGGGCGGCCCCGACGTTCCTCATCCTTGGAGACTTGCGAATTCATGCTATGCCTGCATTGTTGGTCAATGGCGTCCACTGTTGGACGAGATACCGTACAAGGTCAAGCAACGTGATCGATATTTCGTCCATTCTTGTGGAGGTTGGCGTTCGCCTACGCGAGCAGCGCGAGCTGTTAGGTATGAGCCAAGCTGATTTCGGAGCATTGGCCGACGTCACGAGGGGATCTCAGGCGGAATACGAGCTAGGAAAGCGTCCATTTTCGGCCAGTTACATTATCGCCGTCCAAGCCCGCGGCGTCGATATGAACTACGTGCTGACCGGGAAGCGTTCGATTGAGAGCCTATCCGAGGAGCAAGCACGTCTCCTGCATGCGTTGAATACGATGCCTCCGGAGGATCGCGAAACCGTCCTCCGTGTGGCTTTGTCCTTCACCAATCGAGCGCCACCGGAGGTCAAACTCGCGCTGCCTAGTACCGCTGCGCTTGAGGAAGCGCTTGGCGTATTTCTAGATCAGTCGGCCGACCTAACGGGGGACGAACTCGTTCGTGAGCTTGCCATGAGCATGCCCACAATTCTTCACGGCGCCGCAGATGCAGTCGTCGCGTTTCGGTCGGGTCGAGTCGATACGCCTCCCTCGCCAATTGAAGAACTCGGTGACGATCGTCGCGCAGTCCAGCCAAAACAGCGCACTTGATGCTGCAGCTACTGCAATTTTCGCGGCATCCTGGCGTACTTCGAAGAAGTGGTTCGGTCATTGTTTTCTGGCTCCCGTGCCGGCTACGGCACAGCAGTTATTCGTACACCTCCCACCAAAACGTGGTCAGTATCGCGAGTTTAACAGGAAGATTGATCCATTTTGGAAGTCGATCTTTGTCGGCTGCCAAGTCTTCGCTGAGCCTGCGTGCCTAGAGGTAAAGTCGGGGTCCATCCCGCAAATATAGGCCAGATACCCGCGTTATTCCGCGGTTTGAAGGCACCCGCGGCGGCGGGGCTATCCACCGAAGCTGCACCGAAAAGGAAAGCAATGCGCTATTCGGCAGCTTCGCTGGTCTCCGTAGCGCTCGCGATCGGTCTGATCAGTCAGTCACTGCGCGCGCAGACGCAGGAGCAGCAGGATCGGATCGATCGAGTCTCCCGCCTAGTCGTTACCGCGCCACTATGCCGCAGCATGGGGATTACGGTCGATCCGGACCTGCCGGCGAAAGTTGCGGCTGGATTGAAGGCTGAGACGGCCGCGTGGGGGATGCCTTCCGGCCGGATCGATCAGCTTGCTGCCGCTTCCGCGGATCGCCAAGGCAAGCTGTTCGCTCAAGACCTGGACACCGAGGCGGCGAATGCAAAGAGCGCTGCTCAGTTGCAGAAGCTCAGCACGATATTGCTGAGCTATGGACGCACGTGTGTCGAAGCAACGAGCGATCCGCTGTTCTCGACGGTGATGCAGAAGCCGGCCGGTTTCGACGTGAAGGCCGCCGCAACTAAGTTCGCGGACAGCATGTTGGAAGACGGCGGTCTCGCCAGCTGGCAAACACCAGCAATCCGGGCACGTGGCGACATGATGATGTCGGCCGGCATTTGCCGAAAGCGCATCGGGAAGGAGCGTTCCGATGCGCTGGTGGCAGAGTTCGGCCGATCTGAAGACATACGAACTCGCGACTATTACCTGAAGTCTTTCGATATTGGGCTCAATGATACGGAGCTTAATTTTACCTCCGCGCAATGCAGTCGGTTGATCGCGCGCAACCGTGCCGAGATCGCAAAGGTGGGAACGAAATGATCGACGACGACGGCGAAATTGTCCTGCAGCTCGGGCTCAAGGATGGTCGGAACGCTGACGCTGCGGTTGCTGCCGAAAGCCTGCTCGCTTGGATTGATCTAGCTCGTGACGCAGCGCGGGCGATCGACCCTTATGCTGATATTCGGGTCGAGCTGATCGCGCGCGAGGAGGGGTCGCTCAAACAGATCCTAAAGTTGATCGACGATCATGCAGCGGTCATCAGCGCAGGCGCCGATCACTTTCCGTATCTGAAGAAGGCGGCAATTGGCCTCGCAATTGCTGTTGCGACGGCGGGCTTATCGACATTCGTGGAGCAGGCTCTCGACACTGACGTGCAGGATGTCGCGTTGAGCCAGACGGATCGTGACCTGCTACGTGGAATGACGGATGCGATCCGCGAAAGCGCCGACGCGTCTCGTTCGGCGATGCGCTTCTATCGTGCGCTCGACCGCGATCCAGCTATTACTAATGTCGTCGTCAAACAGGCCGGCGATCATGGCGCCGCGATCGTAAAGATCGACCGCTCGCAATTCGCCATGCGAGGCGGGCTATATACATCTGAGGCCGCGCCGCCGGCCGAACAGACACGAAGCGAAATTTGGAGTGTCGTGCTGATGCAGGCGCCATTCTACGTCAGCCCGCGACATTGGGGATTTTCTCGCGATGGCGTGCGATTCTCCGCACAAATGGCCGACTTAGAGTTCCTGCAGGCAATCACCGACAAGACCATTCCGATCGGCCTTCAGGAGGGCGTTCGGATGGAGATCAGGGTCGAGTGGAAGGAGCGGGAGCTGGGCAAGGCATGGGAATATGTGCCGGACAGCCGGAAGGTAGTTCAGGTGCTATCGCCGAGGCCCACGGGTCGCATTGCGACCGACGAACCAGAAGAAGATAGCCAAGGCGACGAGGATGCCAGCTGATATGCCCAGCGTCCATTCACGCGAGAGTCGGGCAAAGCCAAAAAATCCAACTATGGTCGCTGCGATCACGACCAGGCCGGTTACCCATTGGCGGGTGCCCTCCGTACGATGATCAATCCGTCCCATACCGTTCCATGCCGTATCCAAGGAGCGCGATCAACGGCGGTGCGACGAGAGGTGCGATGATCCAGAGCGGCGTGCAGTTGGGGTATCGCTGGGGTATATTGCGTCTACTGAACGGTGAAACCGTCGTATTTCAGCAGTGTTTGGGAGGCTGCGGCGGAGGGTCTCTCCGCCGCGATCGTTTTGAGGTACATCGTCCAATAAGCTGCCAACCGATTATCGCTTAAGCGTTTGATCAGCAGCCGCGGAGGGTGTCTTCAGCGCCAAACGAGCACTTCATTAAAACCCAATGCCTAGCTAGCGCGTTGGTCATGGATGGGATTGCTTGGAAGTTCGCGAAAATGACTATAAGCTTCGAGTGGGGCGTTGGGTCCGTAGCAAAATGGATTGGCCTCGAAGCGGAAGCTCGTCTCTACCTTTTCTTTGCCCACGGTATAGCAGGCAATTTCGACTATTAGGTTGATTGGCTGGAGCGGGCTGTCAGATCCCTGTCGGTCCCGATACTGAAGTCCACGGACAAACAACGTGGTTAACAAGCCTTGTGGAAATTCAATTAGGCGTGTTTGTCGCGGACCGCAGAAAGGTCGGTATTCAACCATGCGCCGGTAAAGCGGAAGACCTACACCGCCGGCAAGCGGTGCTCCAAAAATGGCCATCTCAACAGGCTGTTCACTCGCTAGCGAGGGAGACGGGACGATTCGGACTCCTAGATCATTAAAGGATTTACTAAGCTCGAAGCTACCGTTGTTATCTTCCAGCCGAAACTGTACCGAAACGTCGAATGCCGAGGCGTCGCTTTGGTTTGTCAGTTCGAATTCTGGGGCAGAATAAATAGATGGATCATACTGTGTTCGAGACCGATAAAGTGGACCGTTATTCAATCCACCGGGACAAACAAATTTCAAATCGAGAAACTTTCGTTCAATCGTCAATCTTGGTCGTTGCTCGTCCTTTCGCGCCTCTCTCATTTCGCTGACAGTTTCTTGCGTTGCTTTGGCACTAGAAAGACCGGCTGACGCACTTATGCGAGTTGCCTCAGCGCCATCGCGCGTAAACTTCGCGCTATAGGCGGCTGCCACGGCCGCAGCAGTGCTTGCCATTGCCGCTATCGCGCCAATGATGTCCGTAATGCTAAAATTTCCAAGAAAATCGGGGCTTGCACAAAATGCTCCCAAACCGAATGTCGTTACTGTCAAGCCGAGCAGACCTGCGGCAATGTATCCGCCTTTGGCGTTCGCGACCCGGTCGTTAGTAAAGTTATTGCTTCCCATACGTGCTGCTCTAACACCCGGTTCGAAGGTCGTGAACGTTCAGATTGAGCGGTGGCAGTTGGCCACGCGGCGATCCCATTCCGACCATATGGGCAGATCTGACTTGGGTCCGGGGTATCGTCGGGGTACGACGTGGCATGCGCTATCTCAAAACCCGCGTATTATTTCGGGTAACGATCGAGTTCGGCGGAGGGTATCTCCGCCGTGTAGAACGAGCCTAATAGATAATCGTTAAATATGACTGGGGGAACTAGCGTGGTCAACATGACCTTGATTATCGGGGAGGCGAGCAAACCTGCGAATGGCTTAGTGGGGCAGCCTATCTTAATCGCAGCCATAATAACATTCGCGGGCGTTCTTTTGACGGTCGTGGTCGGCACATTCGCTAACTTTCGCCTCGCTAACAAGCGAAACGAATTCGACAAAGACTTAGCTAAACAGCGATTCGAAAACGACAAAAATCTGGCTGAGCAAAATCTTCTCGATGAAAAGACTGCGCGGCAGGAAGCGCGCAGCCGGGAATTAAGCCTTCGTCGTATCGATTTCCAGCGTCAGAACTTGCTGACCCTGCAACAATCCGTACACTCACTTATCAATAAAACTCACCAAATGTGTAGATTGGCCAGTGATGTAGTCGAAAAGAAGCCTAATATCAGCTGGAAAAGCGCAGTTGCCGAGGGCGAGTTAAAAAACGAGATACCGGAGATATTCACTACTGTCGCCCTTTGTGAGGTTAGGTCAGTCAATGAAGAAATCCGTTGTAGAACTGATGGCGTAAGAAAGCTCGTTGATAGCGTTTTGAGCGCCGAAAGCCGAGAGGACGCGTTGAAAAAAGTCGACGATCTGAAGAAATCTTTCGAGCCTTTTCTAATATTTACTGGCGAGGTAATTAGAGAGCTCGATCGAAACTAGTTGGTGTTAAAGATGTACCGCATTGGCGAAGTGATACAGGTGTTCGGCGCTAGTGTGTGCTATTCCTAAGCGTCATCTCAGGCTGGTGCCTTCTACTGTAATCAGTAAGGGGACTGTGTGGAAATTTAAGTTGCGGACGTCGCCCAAATCACATCGAACCGCAGGTTCCGGCAATGGCGCCCGCGCCGGCACCATGGACCGCATCTACGGTGTCAACGCCGACGGGGGCTCGGCTTGAACACCCTGCGAGTACGAAACAGAAAAAGTAGCTGGGGTATCGCCGGGGTACATTACTGGATTGGCAAGCCAAAACGGGAGTATTTCGGATGGTTCGGGAAAACCGTGGCGGAGGGTGTCTCCGCCGCAATCGGTCCTAGGAATGTCCGGAATGGGGAGGAAAGCGGACCGTCCGCTTTAATTGCCTAGTTACGCAAAACTGCGATACGTCGACGTGGGCGAGCGTAAAGGCAACTTTGGATAGACGATATATGAGGGAATTTCTTTTTCGAACGGCCGCTCTCATATTAATAATATTGCTTTACATAGTCATTATTGTTGATGGGGATTGGCACAGTAACGATCTTGGCTGGCTAGGGATTTTTCCACTTCTAATGACGCCAGCTATTATTTTGACGTCAATTACTCTTTTTCCAGTAGAGAGGTTTTTGAGAAAGCGCTCGTTATTGGCATCAATTCTCGCGATACCGCTCATTAGCTCCTTTATCGCCGTATCTGCATTTGCTTTAATAGCCGGTGATGTTCGTCATCTTATAGAGGGTGCGAAGATCTACTCACTGATAGGACTTGGCTGGGGCGGATTATGGGCGGTGACTGGAGCGATGTACTTAGGGGGTTTAAAGCTATTCAATAGACTATCGACGAGTAATTCATCTAATTGATCGCTTTTCGATGAGCGGCACCCGCTCAAGGTGACTGAAGGTCCGATTAGCGGCAACCTTCTACGCCACCCAAATGACCGGCATTGGGCGTTTTTGTCCGATCCCGCTTTCTCGCGAGGGATCGGATTCGGGAATGTCCGGGTTGGGAAGGGAAGCGGACGGGCTGCTTTTGGCAAGAATCGAGGGAAGCAGCCATTGGTTGGCAACCTCCTATCACCTACGGTGCGCTTATGACGCTCTACCGCAAAGCATGGCTGTTCACGGGGTGGACGATGCTCGTGTTCGTTACTTCGCCGCTTTGGCTATTCTGGCCGTTCATCCGCTTGGGTCTCATTGGAGCCCTGCCCGGAATGGCGTTGTGGCTAGCCCACGGCGGAGCCTTCCTATGGCTTTTTCGCTGTCCTGAGTGCGGCACATCTCCGTTCACAACGCGGCTTGGCTTCGTCGGAATTAGCCATCCATGGCCGCGCCGGTGCTGTTCGAAATGCGGCAAAGACCTCACGGCGAATTAGGGCTGTTTTGGGAAGGAAAGCGGACTGGCGGCTTTTGGGGGAGGTCGGTAAAAAGCGGACACCATACCAAGTATCGTAGCTCACGCGGAGGCTCGATGTTCACCGTCCATTACAATGCAACGATCTCACCAGATCACGTTCGGCTTACCAACATCGCCACAGGTCAGACCGTCGCCCGCGCAGCTCCCCGACCGTTCTCATCTCAATACCGCATGATCGCTGACCCAGAGGCTGCCGCTTTGTTTCTTGGCAATTTGATACGTGAAGTTGAGGGGCGGAAGCGCTGGCTTCGGTTCTTTCCGACCATCACCGTCACAATTTCCGGCGAGCCTCGAACAAAGCTGGACCAGGAAGAGGTCAAGCACCTTTTCGTGAACCAAGGGTTCGTCCGAGTTCGGGTAGACTGATTCGCCGAACGAGCGGGTTGGGCAGGAAAGCGGTCTGACTGGTTTGGGCACCCAAGTGCGATTAGCCGCCGTTCGAGCGAAGCCAACTCGGTGTCATTGGCCGCACATGATCTATCTTCTTTAGTTGAACACTCGCCCTGCCAAACGTAACGCCAGCCACTTTGCCAATCACATCCGCCTGAAAGAACCGTCGTTCTGGCGGCTCCTCGAAAGGCGGTCCTACGGACGCGGGCAAGGTGAAGCCCTGCGGTAGATCAGCTACAACGCCACCGTCGCACGACATTGGAAACATGCTTGGCCGGGTGTCATAGCCCCCTACAATTAGTACCGTTCCACGGAACGTCGAGCCCTGCTTCAAATCGCTTACTCGCCAACACGATGGCAGGCGCAACTGAGTCGAGCCACATGCTCCGACCATCGCTGCCGCGATGACGGCCAAGCCGATGCGGCAGCAGGTAAAGGATCGTGACGAAACGCTCATTCCGATGATGTGCGCCCCTGAACGAACGTCCGCAATCAGGATGCAGAATTATGGTCAGGAGCGGCGACGTTCGGGCGTGACCGGACCTGAGGCGACGTGGTTCAGTTCCGATCTAATTCGGCCGATCGCTTAGCTTGTTTGGGGTATCGCCGGGGTACATGTCCACATACGAAGGTGGGAAACCTCGCATTTCTGCGGGGCGGGGGCCGTTGCGGCGGAGGGAGTATCCGCCGCATTTGGTGTTATAGTCGACGGCAAGGGAGAGCTGCAAAGTGTCCGGGAACCGAAGAAGACGAGCTGACGCCTTTGAATCTCTCGCGTCGATCTATGGCGGGCGGGTGAGGGAAGCTGATGTTGGGGGAGAGCCCATGGCATCAAGGATCGCAAATTACGGCATCCTTGGCTCGGCGATCTGCCAGGAAGCGAAAGCAGCTGGGCGGCAGATGGTTCTTGAAGTTGGAATGCTCGGTGATTTCGAATTCAACGCGGTTGCCCATAAAATCGATGGCGTCGATCTTATCGGGATGAACGCGGGTGTTTTTCTGCGCCTGGCTTCAATCTTCGAGGCATTACTAGCAACACGTCATGCGTTCCCAGAATTGGGCACAGTTGAGAGCAGATCGAGTGTTCCATGGAGCAAAGAGGCAGCGATATTGGGCCCACCGGGGCCGTCTGGAGCCAAGCTCGACCGCGAGAGCCCCGAAAATTACGCAATTCAGATTTTCGTTATGCTCGGCGAGAGGTTCATCTTCGAGCATGAGGCAACTCATGTAAGGCATGGGCATGTGGACTGGGCACAGTCGCGCTTTGGCGCACAGCCCTTCGATGAATTACGAATGGCTTCCGTCAACCAACTTAGCGGTCTTGATCTGCAGACATTAGAATTCGATGCAGATTGTGGTGGAATTCAAGGGGTGATGGAGTTCATTTACACCATTCCTGGAAAGATGGGTAAAGACGCGCCGCCAGGATGGGCGCATTTCGGAGATATGCGGAATCTGATTAAGGCCACCAGTTTCGCCATCTACACCTGTTGCCAGATATTTGCAGACGCAACCGACGACGATCCTCTGGATGTCATATTGACCCGGTCTCACCCGCCTGCGACCTTCCGCATGCATTGCGTCTCCGGACAGTTATTCACGGTTATTGGCACCCACTTTTACAGCCACATGCATGCGGATTTGTTCAGCGCGGTTCTTGAAGGCATCAGCGAAGCGCACATGGCGTGGCAGGAGGTATTTGGAGGGTCGGAGACCTGGCATGAGCTTCGGACACGCCATGAAGATCGCAACAGGGAGTTGCTCCAAATGCTTCAGGATAATTGGGCGACGCTTTATCCCTCGCTGAACACTCTAAAGCGCTATGGTAATTTGTCTCCACCCGATGGTTTGAACGCATGGCCCAATGTGACTTATCAAGCCCCGCAATAGGGCACTGGTACACAGGAAAAAGTGGACCGGATCGCCAGGTGATCGGACTGTCCGATGATAGCGTGATGTACATCATCAGAGGCTTGCTGACGTTCGCGCCCCTGAAGATGACGGTCGAGGAGTTTAGTACCTGGGCAAACGATCTATAACGTTAGCTATTCGTACGAGATCGCCTCGACAGTGGTGCGGGACGCTCCAGCGCTGCTAGCGCTGAGACGTCATTCTCCCTATCTTCTCCCTGGGGAACGCGGGGGATCAATGGGCGCATATTCAGAGGTGCTACCGGCCAAGACTAGCCGCAAACAGCAAGCGCTAGACTACATTTCCGAATACATCCTTGAGCACGGCCGTAGTCCAGCAATGGGCGAAATCGCGCTTGCTCTCGGCGTGAGTGACACCAGGGCGAAGGCGTTGGTGAAGAAGCTGGCGTTCGAAAAGATGATCGAGCGCGCGGCCGGCGCGCAGCGCGCGATCACCGTGCCCGGGTTGCTCGAGCGCCAGCTGCTCGAACGGATGCGCAGCATGGGCGTCGTCGTGAACGACGATTTCAAGCGCGGCGATCGCGTGCTGCCGTTACCACAAGGTCATCTCCCGCTTGTGGCAATCCTCGAGCATATCCCTGAAGTCGACGCCGGGGATCTCCATGCCACATCAAGCTACTGACGCAGCGTTCTCGCTCGCTCATTCCCTCGAGCGGGAAGGGCAGCGCGTTGCGCACCTGGTCCTCGGTGAGCCACGCCCGAAACCGAAGGGCTCGAACCGGCTAAGGAAGGGCAAGACGCCGACGATCGTCGTTCTCGAGAACGGCATCGAGGAGCGTGTGCAGCTGCGCGAGCGCTGGTCCCACAAGACGAACGGCACCGCCGAGACGCACGAACACGCCGCTGCGCAAGCCAGGCGCGAGGGTTCGCTCGCTCGCTTGGTCGGGACCGGCGCGATCGATGCGCACCAGCTCGCGGCAGCGGATCAGATCGCGGAAGCGTACCATTCCATCACGGCCGAAGTTGCGGTTCGCACTGCGAACTTAGAGCCGCGCAGCTCTGGTGGCGGTCCGCACAGCGCCTCACACGCTCCAATCGCTGCCGTGATCCGAGAGCGCGCATACGCTCGATGGCGTGAGGCGGTCGCTCCACACGGGGCGATGCTGCTGGCAATCATCGTCGACGACATGGCGTTGACGACGGCCGCGCGGGACTGGCGGCTATCCAACCGCCGTGCGCGCTCGATCTTGGTATCGGCGCTGGACAGCTGGAAGCGCTGCTAGGGGTTACCTTTGGGGAACTTCCCACAAGGTCACCTGCCAAAACGGTCACGTAACTCGCAAATTGACCCCGCCACAGTTGTATCCGCATGGCGCCGCTCGCCCCCCCTTGAGCGTGCGTCAGTTGTGAAGGGAGATCTGGCATGCGTCACGATGGTCCCCGATCCGGTGCACGGCCTGCCCAGCCGAACTCGAAACTGGCCGATCAGCTCGAACGCATTACACCGCGGTTCGATGAGCTGACCCAACGAGCGCGGCTGGGCATTGATTCAGCCGACCAATACAACGAGCTCGAGGAGCTGGCGCAGGGCATCGCCCGCGACATCCTCGAGCCGTTCCGGGGCAACGCCGGTCGCGCTGCCCATCCGCCCCTCTATCTCAGTGCCGACGGCACGAAGGCAGGCTGGTAATGGCTATCCCGCGTGAGGCTATTCGGCGTGCTGTCGATGCCGGCCATCCGGACACCGCGCTGATCGGCGTGCCGGTCAGCCTGATGCGCGAGATCCTGAAGTTCCTGCCGGTCGAGACGATCGTCGCCAGCACCGCGCCCGCCGCGGCTGAGGGTACGCCGGCATGACCACCAAGCCGCACCCCGCCGCGATCGACGTCGCCGGCAACCCGTACCTCCGGGACGCCAAAGGCAGCCTGGTCCCGCTCGCCGCAGTGAAGCCGGTCGACCTACTCATGGACGAGACGGTGCGGGAGATCCTTACCGATGCGCGCGAACTGTCCGCCCTCATTGCGGCGTTCAAGGTCCGGACGTTCGAGCGCGTCGGTGCCTTCCAGGCGCTGCTGGCGCAGGAGTACGGTACGACCGTCGGCGGGAAGAAGGGCAACATCACGTTGCTCACCTTCGACGGGCGCGAGCGGGCTCAGGTACAGGTCGCCGACCTTCTCGAGTTCGGGCCCGAGCTTCAGGCCGCCAAGGTCCTGATCGACGAGTGCCTCATGGGTTGGGCAGGCGGCTCGCCGGTCGAGCTGCAAGCGATCGTCAACGGCGTCTTCCAGGTCGATAAGGAAGGCCAGATCAACCGGGCCGAACTGTTCCGCCTGCTCCGCCTCGACTTCGACGACGCGCGCTGGCTGCGAGCGATGGAGGCGATCAAGGACTCGATCCGGGTCATCGGCTCGCGCACGTATGTCCGCTTCTATGACCGGCCAGCGCACGACGCGCCCTGGCACCCGGTCACTATCGATCTGGCCTCCGCGTAAGCATCGTGGGGAAGCTAAAGGCGATCGGTAGCACGCTGACCAGGCTCAAGCCGACTATGGGTTCCCTTGCGCCGGTAGAACGCAACGCCGACGCCGATCGCCGCTTCTTTAAGCCCTGGCGCAAGTGGTACAAGTCGGCTCGCTGGCAGGCCCTGCGGATCACCGTATTCATCCGTGATCTGTACACCTGCCAATGGCCTGGCTGCGGCTTCACGTCGGCCGACACGTCGCGCCTGGTCGCCGACCACTGCGAGCCCCATCGCGGCGACGAACGCCTCTTCTGGTTGCTCGCTAACCTGCAGACGCTTTGCAAGCCTTGCCACGATAGCCGCAAGCAGCGCGCCGAGCGTTCCGCTTTGCGCTAGACGCCTACTAGTTCAACCCGGCCCCCCAGAGCTTTGTAGACCTTGATCAAGGCATCGCTGGTAAGGCTCTGGCAGTTTACAAACCGTGGTGTTCCTCCGGTTGCTATGATCGCTCTACCGATCTTGATTACCCCGTCGCTTGTCTTGCCCGTTGCATCGACTGATTCGAACACGACGCCGGCGTGCAGGGCTTTGATCACCCCATCGCTTGTTGTGGGCATATGTGGCTCCTGATCCTGCTCCTGATCGGCCAGGACGGACGATCTCCTCGATCTTTGCATGGGCAGGGGGGTGGGTCGATCCCTGACGGGATCCGACCCCCTGGACCCCTATGGCTCCCATGCGGAGATTATTTCCTCCTGGACGTTTCCGGGTGCGTACTTTGGGTTGGGGGTGCTGTTCGATGGCAACCCGGAAAACCCATGAAGAGTGGTCGCGTATTCAGAGCGAATACTTGGAAGGCGAAGACTCGATCAGGGAAATAGCTGATCGGCATGAGATTTCCGAAGCGGCTATTCGTAAGCACGCGAAGGCAAAAGGCTGGGAACGGCCGGTGCGCATGCGCAAACCGGTGCGCACTTTGCTTCCGGCGCCGCGGCTGGCGATCGCCGAGCCGCTCGAGGTCCGCGAGCCGGTCGACGCCGGCACGATCGCCGAGAACGCCCGCCAGTTGGCTGCGCGAATGCTCGACGAGCTGGACGCGGTAACGAGCTTCCAGGGCGAACTCGAGGAGTCGATCGAGATTCTCACCGCCAACGACGAGAACGACCAACGGCGTGACGCGATGATGAAGGCGGTCTCGCTGCCGGCGCGGTCGCAGATCCTGAAGAACCTCGCCGCGTCGCTGAAGGTCATAAACGAGACGGCTGCACCTACGAAGGGCAAGAAGGCTCAGGCGCAGGATCGCGCGACGGCCGTCGGTCGCAAATTCGGTGCGATCGGTGCGCCGACCAGGACGATCAATTGATTGATCCGACCTGGTCGACCGCGTGCCTCGACTGGAAGCGACGGATCCGCGATCGGCGTACGCTGATCCCGTTCACGCCCCTGTTTCCCGCCTCGGCCGAGGCGAAGATGGCGGTCTTTACGGCGCTCAAGATCGCCGACCTCGGTATCAATCCCGATACCGACGAGACGTGGACGATCGGCGAGAGCGCAGACGAATGGCTGCTCGATTTCGCAGCCGCGATCTTCGGGGCGTACAACGCCGAGACGGGCGAGCAGCTGATCCGCGAGGGCCTGCTGCTGGTGTCGAAGAAGAACACCAAGTCGACGATCGCGGCCGGCATCATGCTGACCGAATTGATTTGCGGCTGGCGCCCGTCGGACGAGAACCTGATCCTGGCGCCGACGATCGAGGTGGCGGGCAACAGTTTCAAGCCGGCGTGCGACATGATCCGGGCGGACGAGGAGCTGGCGGATCTGCTCCACATCCAGGAGCATGTCCGGCTCATCACCAACCGCGACACCAAGGCGACGCTCAAGGTCGTCGCGGCCGACGCAGCGACGGTGTCGGGCAAGAAGGCCAGCCGGGTGCTCGTCGACGAGCTCTGGCTCTTCGGCAAGAAGGCCAACGCGGACTCGATGCTGCGCGAGGCGGCCGGCGGTCAGGTGTCGCGTCCGGAGGGCTATACGCTCTACCTCACGACGCAATCCGACGAGCCCCCCGCGGGCGTCTTCAAGGAAAAGCTGGCCTACGCTCGCGACGTCCGCGACGGGAAGGTCGTCGACAAAGAGTTTCTGCCGGTCCTGTACGAATTTCCGGAAGAGATGCTTGCCAATGACGAGCATCTCAACCCGGCAAACTTCTACATCACCAACCCGAACCTCGGTCGATCGGTCAGCCAGTCGTGGCTCGAGGCGCAGTTCCGCAAGATCGAGAACGCCGAGGACGGCACGAAGCAGGTCTTCTACGCCAAGCACCTGAACGTCGAGATCGGCGTCGGGCTGCGGCACGATGCCTGGATTGGCGCGGTCTATTGGGCCCAGGCGAAAGCCGCGGTCGAATTGTGGGACGGTTCGCTCGAGCAGTTCCTCGCGCTGGTGGAGGTTGCCGTCGCCGGCATCGATGGCGGCGGTCTCGACGATCTGTTCGGCCTGGCGCTGCTCGGCCGGCTGAAGTCGGATCCGCGCACCTGGCTGATGTGGAACCGGGCTTGGGCACATCTCGACGTGTTCAATCGGCGCAAGGATATCGTCAGCAAGCTCACCGACTTCATGGCGGAGGGCACGCTGATCCGCTGCGAGAATCCGACGCAGGACCTGGTCGAAGTCGCGGATCTCCTCGAGCTGGTGAAAGACGCCGGGCTGTTTCCTGACGAGGCGGCGATCGGGCTAGATCCGCAAGGTGTCGCCGCCCTGGTCGACGAGCTATCCGGCCGTGGTTTTACGGCGGACCAGCTGGTCGCGGTACCGCAGGGCTTTCGCCTTACCGGCGCGATTAAGGGCACCGAGCGCAAGCTCAAGGACGGCACGATGAAGCATGCCGGCCAGCTGCTCATGAACTGGTGCGTCGGTAACGCGAAGGTCGAACCGCGCGGCAGCGCGATCCTGATCACGAAGCAGATGTCGGGCGTGGCGAAGATCGATCCGCTGCTGGCGGGCTTCAATGCCGTGCAGCTGATGACGCGGAACCCGCGCACCAACACCTTCGAATATACGGGGATCTGAGCATGTCGATCAGCGGATATCAGCTGTCGCCACGTGCGGCAGAAGCCGAGGCTCGTCGCCGCGGTACCACGTCAGACGATTCAGCCGCGGTAACCGTACAGGCCAGCGCTGACGGCCTGAACGATACGAGCGGCTTTACGTTCTTCAATCTGCTCGGCGGGTCGCGTGGCGGCTCAATCGGCGAGCAGGCGGCGTTGTCGTCGCCGGCGGTATTGCGCGCGCTCGAGGTCCTCACCGGGCTCTTCGCCATGGCGCCGCTAATTTATTACCGCGAAGAGGACGGCGGCAAGGTTCGGGTCGAAGACGCCCCGCCGGCGATGATGCTCCGGACGCGCACGAACGACGTTCAGAACGCCTTCCTGTTCAAGGAGCTGATGCTCGGCGACCTGATCATGACCGGTAAGTTTGCCGGCTATATCCACCGTGACGGTCTCTATCGCGCCAGCAAGTTGACACGCGTTAATCCGCACGGCGTCTCGCCGGTATCTAGCTGGGACAAGGCCGATGGGCTCGAGGTGTTCTACGATACGCACTTGCCCGACGGCACGTTCGAGCGGCTGACTCGAAACGACCTTTGGTTTATCCCCGGGTTCTCGCGCGACGGCCTGGTCGGCATCGATCGGCTGAAGCTGCTGCAGGACACCCTACAGGCAGCCGCGGCGACGTCAGCGTTTGCCGCGCGCTTCTGGGAGAACAACGCCCAGCCGTCGACGATCCTGACCTCCAAGGCGAAGATGGAGCCGGGTGACAAGACCAAGCTGAAAACGGACTGGCAGAGCCGCTTCTCTGGACCGAAGAACGCCGGCGCGGTCGCGGTGCTCGATCAGGAGATGGACGCCAAGTTCCTCGCGCATGACAACGCGAAGAGCCAGTATGTCGAGGTCCGCGGCTTTTACGTCGTCGAGATCGCGCGCGCCTTCGGTGTGCCCCCGCATATCGTCTTCGAGCTGAGCCGTGCGACCTTCTCCAACATCGAACAGCAAAGCCTTGAGCTGATCCTGTATTCGATGATGGGTCACTTTGAGCGCGTTGCAGCTGCAGCGACGCACCAGTTCGCCGAGCCCGGGCACTTCTTCGAATTCCTGCCTGACGCTCTCCTGAAGGGCGACATCAAGAGCCGGTACGAGGCCTATTCGATCGCGATCGACAAGGGCGTGCTCAATCCGGACGAGGTTCGCAGCCTCGAGAACCGCAACAAGCGACCAGGCGGCGAGAAATACCGCGTCGGGTCGGGCTCGCAGATCGAAGGCGAGCAGCAGCTGGCGCCGGCGCCGGCGCCGTCGCCCGCACCCGAAAAAGACGAGGATCCAGCATGAGCGATCGTATTCTGGCGGCCATCCGGTCCGTGCCCTGGGCGATCATGCCTGGCTATCTCGAGGCGATCGAAGCGATGGCGATGCGCGCCCTCGATCATCCGGCCGTCGCGGCGGTGAAGGACGATGGCCATATCGAGCGCCACCTCGAGGCGGTCGCTCAGATGGGCGAGCGCGTTGCCGGCACACGCTCGGCCGCGATTCGCGACGGCGTCGGTGCACTGCCGATCTTCGGTCCGATCCTGCCGCGCGCCGCGATGATCAGCCCCTCGGGCGGCGGTGCCGTCGCGCTCGATCTGCTCGCGGCTGACTTCCGGGTGCTGCAGGCCGACCCCGCGGTGCGCAAGATCCTGCTCGCCGTCGACAGCCCGGGCGGCGTGACGACCGATATCTCGCAATTCGCGCGCCTGGTCGCGCAGTCGACGAAGCCTGTCGTCGCGCACGTCAGCGGCATGGGCTGCTCTGCTGCCTACTGGATCATTAGCCAGGTGAGCGAGATCTCGATCGACGCGACCGCGATGGTCGGCTCGATCGGCGTGATGATGGGCGGCAGCGTCCAGGAGAACCCTGACCAGGCCGGACGTCGCGACGTCGCGATCGTCAGCAAAAGCGCGCCGAACAAGCGTCCGGATCTGACGACCGAGGACGGCCGCGCGGTCATCCAGGCCATGATCGATTCGATCGAGGACGTGTTCATCGGCGCAGTTGCGCGCGGCCGCGGTGTCACCGAGGCGGTCGTGCGCAGCGATTTCGGTCAGGGCGGCACGCTCGCCGGTGCCTCGGCCGTCAAAGCCCGCATGGCCGACCGCGTCGAAGCGGACGGCCTGGACGGCGCGATCCGACGCCTTGCGACCCGCAACCCCTCCACCCGGCGCACGTCCGCGGAGAACACCCTGAAGCTCGCGCACGCCCGCGCCGGCCTCTAAAACCCTAGGAGACCTACCTATGCGCATCACCGCGCTCAAGACGAGCCTTGCCGGCGTCCTCGCGGCAGCCGAGCTGATCATGACCACCGCGGCCACCGATGGCGATCGCGACCTTTCGGCTGAGGAACAGCTGGAATTCGACGCCAAGATGACCGAGGCGACCGGCCTGCAGACGAAGATCGGCCGTGAAGAGCAGGTCCTGAAGCTGAAGGCATCGACGGCAGCTCCGATCGTCGTCGGCGCACCCGGTGGCACGCCTGCTGGTACCGTGCCGGCAACGCCTGCAGCGCAGCTTCCGGCCGGCACGATGTTCACCCGCATCACCATGTCGCTGGCGGCCTGCAACATGGACCAGCGCGCAGCGGCCGACCACGCCGAGCAGCTTTGGGGGACCGAGACCGGCCAGATCGTCGCCAACCAGGAGCAGTCGACCAACGTCAAGGGCGGCTTCCTGGTCAACCCGGTCTACAGCGCCGACTTCATCGACCTGCTGCGGCCCCGCGTCGTCGTGCGCGCACTCGGCGCGCGCTCGATCCCGATGCCGGACGGCAACCTGACCATGCGCAACAAAACGCAGGGCACGACCGCCGGCTATGTCGGCGAACGCACGCCGGCGCCTGTGACCGACGTGAAGGTCGGCCAGATGTCGATGTCCGCCAAAACGCTGCGCGCTTTGGTACCGATCACGAACCAGCTGATCCGCCGCGCCTCGATCGGTGTGGTCCAGATGGTGCGCGACGATCTCCTCGAGGGCGTTGCTGTCAAGGAAGACGCCGTGTTCATCCGCAGCGCCGGCGACGACGTCACGCCGAAGGGCCTTGCGGCTCTGATGCCTGTCGGCAACAAGATCGCGGTCAGCGCCGAGACCACGCTGAAGACGGTCACGGCGGATCTCGCGAAGCTTCGCCTGAAGGTCATCAATTCGAACGTGCCGATGATCAGCTGTGGCTGGATCATGACGCCGCGCTCGAAGATGTTCCTCGAGACGCTGCGCGACGGCAACGGCAACATCGCCTTCCCGGAAGTGGCATCGGGCAAGCTCTATGGCTACCCGATCGGCATGACGACGTCGGTGCCGGACAACCTCGGCGTAGGCGGCGACGAGTCGGAGATCTACTTCGGCGACTTCTCGCAGCTGCTGATCGGCGACACCGAGGCGGTGACGATCGCCAGCTCGGACACCGCGGCATACGACGACAACGGCGTGATCCGCTCGGCGTTCTCGAACGATGAGACGGTGGTCCGCCTCATCGCCGAGCACGACACCGGTACGCGCTACGCCGTTGCGTTCGCCATGCTCACCGGCGTCACCTGGGCACCCGGCGACGACTGAGCCGGTCCGCGGCCAGCCGGCCGCTGATCAATCGACACCTGCAAACGGGCGGCTTCGGTCGCCCGTTTGCGCATCCGGAGACTATCATGGCCGTTAAGTTGCTCATGACCCACACGCACGGGTCGCTGTTCGTGAAGGGCGATATCGCCAAGTTCGACGCCGAGACCGAAAAGGACCTGGTCGAGCGCAAGATCGCCGAGACCTACAAGGCGCCCGCCAAGTCGGCACCGGCCGCCTGATATGGTCGACGTGGCGGCGATCGATGGCGGCGTGCTGACGATCGCCGCTGCGCGCGATTTCCTGAAGGTCGGCGCCAGCGCTGACGCTCAGGTGTCGCCCCTCATTCCCGCGGCGATCGGCCGCATCGAGAGCTACCTCGGCCGCGATCTGGTCGGCGACACTGGCTGGCCATCGGCCGACAAGGTGCCGGCGATCGTCGTGCACGCCGTCAAGCTCGCGCTGTCCGACTTCTACATCAACCGCGAAGCGCCGGAGTTGACCGACGCGCAGCTGATGCCAATGATCGGCCGGTACATGGCGACCTCGATCGCATGATCGTCGTACGCCCTGGCGAACTCGAGCACCTGGTGCGGCTCGAGCGCAAAGTGGAGAGCACCGAGTTCGCCAGCGCCGGCGAAGACGAGTGGGCGCTGGTCGACGAAATATGGGTTGGGATCCAGGACAAGCTCCCGAGCCGCGGCGAGCGCGACCAGGGCGGCTTCACGACGACCACCAGGCCGGCGCGGATCCGCATGTATCACCGTGAGGACGTCGACGCCGGCATGCGCCTGGTGCTCGGCGACCGGGTTATGCAGATCGTCTCCGCACCTGCCGAACTCGGCCGGAAGGGCGGGCTCGAGCTGATGGTCGAAGACTACGACCCGCGGGCCGCTACCTGATGCCAACGAGCCGGGGCGGTTCGGAGGTGCGCCGCTTCATTTCGCAATTGCCCTCGAAGCTGGAAAAGCAGGTCCTTCGCGGCGCCGCGCGCGCCGGCGGCAAGATCATCGAGGCGGAAGCGAAGGAGCGCTCGATCTCGAGCGACGTCGACGAGGCGATCGTCATGCGGACGAAGCTCGAAGCCGGTCGCATCACGGTCAAGATCACGGTGCGTAAGGGCTGGGGCCGCGCGATCGCCAACTGGCTCGAGTACGGCACCGACGCCCATTTCATCACGATTGCGAAGGACGAGAGCGGCGGAAAGAGCGTCGCCCGATTCAACGCAACCACCAAGCGCTCGATGGTCATCGGCGGCAAGTTCGTCGGCGAGACGATCTTTCACCCGGGCGCGAAGCCGCATCCGTTCCTCCGGCCATCGCTGGACATCAAGGGCGCCGAAGCGATCGCGGCCGCGCAGAGCTACATCAACGCGCACGTCACCCGGTCAGGGATCGTCGCCAGCGCCGAACCGGAAGGCGATGACGAATGACCGGTGTCGATATCATTGGCGCGCTGCTCGTCGACGACGAGGCTGTCCTCGAGATGCACACGGCCGAACGGATCAAGGCGGGTGCATTGGCAGACGGTGTCGTGTTGCCGGCGTTGTTGGTCCGCCTGGTCAGCAGCGTCGAGCGCCAGCCGCTGAAACGTGGCGGATCCGTCCGGACCGTCGACCGGATCGCCGTCACCGTTCGTAGCAAAACCTATGCCGAGCAGACCAAGGCCATCGGCCTCGTGCGCAAAGCATGCGCCGGCCGAACTGGCGACGTCGGCGAAGCGAAGAGTGTGTCCGTCCTGACCGCCGGCGCCGGCCCCGATGCGCGCGGCCCCGGCAACAGCTTCGAACAGACCCAAGACTTCCGCGTCAGTTTCGACGCTCCCGCCTGAAGGAGACCACCATGTCCGACACCAAGACCAAGCGCGCCAAGATCGTCCGCAACTTCAAGGACGCCGGCACCGAGACCCAGTTCAACGCCGGCGAAACCGTCGACGTGAGCGAGGGCGCGTTCGCGAATTATCACGCGGCCGGCCTGGTCGAAGAGGCTGACGCCGAGGCCGCGCCAGCACCGACCGAGGGCGACCCCGCCAAGGTCGGCCGCACCCGCAGCTGACCCGCACTTCCGCCGATCGGCGGAGGATCCACGCCGGCCGAGCCGGCTCGCCTTCTGAAAGGTAAAATATGAAGACCATGACCGCGGCGGGCTCGACGCTCGCCATCGCTGCCGCTTCCCCCGCCACCAATGACGCGGCCGGCTTTGCCGCGCTGACGCTGATCGAGGTCGGGAACGTCGAGAAGCTCGGCACCCTCGGCGCAACCTTCGCCAAGGTGGAGTTTCAGCCGCTGAAGGGTGGCAAGCAGAAGTATAAGGGCTCGCCCGATTACGGTGCCCTGCAGCCGAGCATGGCTCTCGACACGGACGATGCCGGCCAGACCCTCATGCAGGTGTCGGCCGACGACGAGACGCAGAAGCTCTACTCGTTCAAAGTCACCTACCAGGATGGCTCGAAGCGCTACTTCCAGGGTCGTGTGTTCGGCATGCCCGAGACGGCCGACGGCGCGGACTCGATGCTGATGGCAGCGCCGACGATCGAGATCTGCACCAAGCCGGTGAAGGTCGCAGCCGCCTAACTTTTCCCCTTCCGGCGCCCGCGACGCCGGCTCCCTATGCATCAACTCGCCTCGCTATCGCGGGTGCGGGACGAGTTGGTGCACCATCCTCCCGCGAAGGATCAAACCATGAAGTTCAACATCGCACTGCTCGCTTGCACCGCCACGGCCGCCTGCCACATCAAGAACCCGGCCGGCGAGCTGCTGTTCGTCGACGAAGAGCGTACCCTGCCTGTTCGCATCCATCTGCACGGCCCGGGCAGCAAGGCGTACGGCGTCGTCGAATCGCGTCAGTCCGCGCGCGCGCTGAAGCGCATGCAGGACAATGACGGCAAGATCACCGCCGCGACCCCCGAGGAGCGTATCGCCGAGACCGCCGAGGATCTCGCTGCGATCACGTCGCACTTCGAAAATTTCGAATACCAGCCCGCCGGCGCGGCCGAGCCGATCGAGGGTGAGGATCTGTTCCGCACCGTCTATGCCAACCAGGGCCTCGGCTTCATCACCCGCCAGGTGACGAAGTTCGTCGGCGACTGGGGAAACTTCAGCGCCGTCTCGAAGGCGGCCTAACCCTCTACGTCCGGCAAATGGCGTGGCTCCATGCCACGCCAAAGCCGGACGCCCGCAGCCGGCGCGGGAGAGAAGAGCCGGCCCAGACCAGGCTCAGCCGGATCGATGATCTGAAGCGGAAGAAGATCCTTCCGTCGATGCCCCCGAATCCCGCGCCGCACATTACCGACTGGCTCATTGAGATGGGCCTGACGGAAGCGGCCGGGATGGGGACGGCAGCGATCAGCTCGCGCGAACTGGCCGCCTGGCAGGACAATACCGGCATAAGGCTCGAGCCTTGGGTCGGTCGGCTGATCCGTCAGCTTTCGAAAACGTACATCGCCGAGGGCCGGCTCGCCGAAAGCGAGAATTGTCCAGCGCCATGGCGCGCGCCTGTGTCTCAGCGCGAAGTCGACATCGAGGACGCTCAGCTGCGCAAGCTGCTGGGCTGACCGGGGAGGAATATACCCATGGACGATTCCTCCCCAGCACTCGAGGTCGGCTTTGTCATCGACACCGGTGGTTCGTTTGGCGAGCTGCTGCAGCTGCAGACCGCAATGGACTCGACCGAAGCCAAGGTGCTCGCCGATGCCACCCGCATTGAGCGTGCTACCAAGGGCATGGTCGACGTCTCGGCCGCCACGTCGAACATTGTTGCCTTCGGGAATGCCACCACGCGCGAGATGGCGGCGAGCCGTCAGGCGATGGCGCAGGTCGAGAAGGCCGGCGAAGCCTTGGTGCGTTCGCTCGATCGCGAGGCCGCTGCGTATGGCAAGACGCGCGAGCAGCTGCGCGAGGCCCGCGTCGCCGAGCTGGCGCTGGCAGCCACCAAGCAGGGCAACACGGACTTGTCCGCCCGTTTGGTCGCCGCAGAGGCCGCGCTGTACGATAAACGATTCGCGGCGACGCGTAAGGCTCGTGCCGAAACCGAGGCGCTTGCCCAGGCGCAGGACCTGGCCGCCAGTCAGGCGGTAGCGACTGCCGAACGACAGGCGCAGGCGTTGCGCTCGGCCGCGTTCGCGCACGACCTTTTCGAATCGGCAGCGCGGCGTGGCATCGCTGCCATGCGCGAAATGGAGGCAGCGGAGAAGGTCGCGGCCGCGACGGCAGAAGCGACGCGGATCCGCGAAGCTGCCCACGCGTACGATCTGTTCGAGACGGCTGCACGCAAGGGCGCAGCAGCCCAACGAGAATTCGATGCCGCTCAGGCGGCTGGTGCCCGCGATGATGAGGCGCAGCGCCTCCGCTCGGCCGCGTTTGCCCATGATCAATTCGAAGCCGCAGCGCGGCGCGGTGCCGAGGCTCTACGCGCGGAAGAGACCGCGGCCGCAAGCGACGCTGCGGCCTTGGCTCGCCTTCGCGCGCTGATCGACCCGGCCGCGGCCTCACAGAACCGATTGAACGCCGAACTGGCGGAAGCTCGACGGGTGATGACCGCGGCTGGCGCATCGGCCGCTGAGTTGGGCCGCGCCGAGGCCGCGCTGACCGAACGTAGCAATAGCGCCGCGCAGCAGCACGACCAGCTGGCCGGATCCGCACGCCGGAGCGGCGGTGCCTTGAAGAACATCGCGGTTCAGCTGCCGGATATCACGCAGGGCCTGCTTACCGGCCAGAAGCCGTTCCAGGTGTTCATTCAGCAGGGCGCGCAGATCTTCCAGGTCGCACAGATGAGCGAAGGCGGCCTGCGTGGTTTCGGCAAGGAGGTCGGCGTTCTCGCTCTCCGCTTCGCTCCCCTCCTGGTCGGCTTTGCCGCCGTCGGCGCGGGGTTCGCGCTGTTCAATCGGTGGGTCAATGAAGGCGTGAAGTCTGACCAACTGACGCGCGACCTCGGCAAGATCACCGGTGGCGCCAACGCAACGAAGCAGGAACTCTTCAAGCTGAAAGACGAGACGGTCACCTGGGCCGACACGTCAAAGGCGCTGTTCAGCGTCGTCGGCAAGGATATCTCGGACTATTTCGTCGGTGACATGAAGGGCATGTCGCGTGGAGTGAAGGGCGTTCTCGACGACCTCACCGGCTATATGCGCCAAGCCATGGCGGGCATCTATGCCGGCGTCGCTGGTACCAAAGCCTATCTCGGCGAGATCGAGAAGGGCGGCGTCGTCGGCCTCGGTAAGATGCTGATCGGCCAGGGCGATCCAAAGCTTCTCGAGAAGACTTATGGTGCTGCCTACACCGCGGCCGACCAATATCTGACGAAGCTTGGTAAGCGGGTGAAGCTTGCCGCGATCGACAACGCGCGCGAGCGCATCGCCAAGTCGATCGGCTATAATAATATCCCGAAGCCGAAGGTCGATAAGCACGCCGAGCAGCTCGTGCGCGACGCCGAGGCGACCGAGGCGCAGATCCGCAACCTCTACAAGTTAGCGGCAGCTTACGGCGTGTCCGGCGCCGCGGCGCTGATCGCCGAGGCGCGCGTGAAAGCCGAGAGCAAGGCGATCAAGCAGCAGGCCGATATCGAGGCGGCGGTGAACCGCCAGATCCGGCTCGAAATCGCGCAGCGGGTTTCGGACTCGGCGAAGTCGGCCGCCTCGATGCGAGACCAGGCGCGCGTCCAGACCGAGGTCAATACGTTGATCGCTGCCGGCAACGTGCCGGCCGAGCGCGCCGCTGAATTGGTTCAGGACCGTATCGCCGATCTGCCGCTTCTGGCGGCGATCGAGGTCGCGCAGCAACGCGGATTGAAGGAAGAGGCCGACAAGGCAACCGCCGCGCTGAAGGCGCAGCAAGACGCTCGCGGTGCCGTCAAGGCGGCGGAGATCGGCACATTCTACGCCGGCGCCGATCAGCAGGCCGATCGCCAGCTGACGATGCAGCGCGAAGAGCTTCGGCTCGTTGGCGCAACGGATACGGCCCGCGCACAGGCCATGGCTAAGCTGCAGGCGGAGCAAACCCTACAGGCGAAGGGCTACGAGCTCGGCACGGCCTATGCGAACACGTACATCGGCAAGCAGGTCGAGATCGCGGTCGGCGCAGAGACGAACCGGCAAGCGCAGGACGCCTGGAACGCCTCGCTGAGTGCGACGGCCGATCTGTTCGATACGATCGATCAGACCGCGCAACGGGCCGCGCAGGGTATGGCAGATGCGTTCGGCGACGTCGGTTCGGCGATCGGCGACGCACTGACCGTCATGACCGGCTATTACGCCGATCAGGCGAAGCTTCAGCAAGAGCATGACGCAGCCATTCGCCAGGCGAACGGCGACCAGACACGGATCAATCGCGAGAACCGCCTCTTCGCTCTCCGGTCGTCGTCGCAGCAGATCGGCGCGTTCGGCGATATGGCGACGGCCGCGAAGGGCTTCTTCAAGGAAGGCTCGCAGGGCTACAAAACCCTCGAGACGGCCGAGAAGGCGTTCCGCCTAGTGCAGTTCGCGCTGTCGGTCCGTGCGATCGCGCAGGATGCGATCGAGACGGGTACCAAGATCGCCAACAGCGTGGCCCGTATCGCGGTCGGCGCGACCGAGGCGGTCGTCAATGCGATCAAGAGCCTGCCGTTCCCGCTCAACCTGGCGGCCGGCGCCGCAACCGTCGCCGCGCTGGCGTCGATCGGCGTCTCGATCGCCGGTTCGTTCGGTGGCGGCGGCAAGAACACGCTGGCGCCGACCAACTCGGGTACCGGCACCGTTCTCGGCGACACGTCGGCCAAGAGCGACAGCATCAAGAACGCGATCGATGCGCTGAAGGAGGTCGACACCGTGACCAATACCTTCGCGCGCGAGATGGCCGCTTCCTTGAAGTCGATCGACAGCCAGATCGGTGGCGTCGCGTCCCTGGTCGTGCGCTCGGGCAACATCGATGCCTCGAGCGGCGTGACCGAGGGCTTCAAAGCGAACGCCATCGGATCCGTGCTGAGCAAGATCCCCGTCATCGGCGGGATCCTCGGCGGGCTGTTCGGCTCGAAGACCAGCGTCATCGGCAGCGGCCTGTATGGCGGTGCGCAGTCGGTCGGCAGCATCCTCGGCGGTGGCTTCGATGCTTCGTACTATTCGGATATCGAAAAGAAGAAGAAGCTCTTCGGACTTACGACCAGCACGAAATACTCGACGCAATACAGTGGCGCCGACGCTGGACTTGAGAATCAGTTCACGCTCATCTTGAAGTCGTTCAACGACGCGATCGCCGCGGCGGCCGGACCGCTTGGCGTTGCGACCGGCGACGTCCAGGCGCGGCTCAACGGCTTCATCGTCGACATCGGCAAGATCGATCTGAAGGGCCTTACCGGCGCGGAGATCGAGGAGAAGCTGTCGGCCGTGTTCGGCGCCGCAGCCGACGGCATGGCCGCGGCAGCGTTCCCGGGGCTCGAGCAGTTCCAGAAGGTCGGCGAGGGTGTGTTCGAGACGCTGGTGCGCGTGGCGTCGACGATCGAGGCGGTCGGCACGTCGCTGACCCTCCTCGGTACGAACACGCAGACCATGGGGATCGGCGTAAAGCTCGCGCTCGCGGATCAGTTCGATAGCGTCTCGGCGCTGACCGACGCGGCCGGTGCGTACTTCGAGACGTTCTACTCAAAGGAAGAGCAGGCGGCAGCCAAGACCGCGCAGATGAACGGCGTCTTCGCCAGCCTCGGCTTGGCGATGCCGGGGACGCTCGCGGCATTCCGCCAGCTGGTCGAGGCGCAGGATCTGACGACCGCTGCGGGTCAATCGACCTATGCCACGCTGCTGAAGCTCGCGCCGGCGTTTGCCGATCTGCAAGCATCGATGGAGGGTGCGAAGAGCGCGGCCGATATCGCCAGCGAGCGGCAGGATCTCCAACGCCAGCTGCTCGAGCTGCAGGGCGATACCGCGGCGATCCGCGCGCTTGATCTCGCGAAGCTCGATAGCAGCAACCGCGCGCTTCAGGAGCAGATCTATGCGATCCAGGACGCGCAGGCTGCCGCCACGGCCGCCAAGGCGCTCGCCGACGCGTGGACGTCGGTGGGCGATAGCATCATGGACGAGGTGAAGCGGATCCGCGGCTTGACCGACGCGGCCGGCGGCAACAGCTTTGCCAGCCTGCAGGGCCAGTTCAACGCGGCGACGTCGGCCGCCCGCGGCGGTGATCAGGATGCGGCGAAGAGCCTGCCGGCGCTTAGCCAGGCGCTGCTCACCGCGGCGGCCGAGCAGGCAACCAGCCGGCAGGAGCTGGCGCGCGTCCAGGCACAGACGGCCGCAAGCCTTGAGGCAACCTACGGCGTCGTGACCGCGCTGACGAAGGGCAGCAGCACGCCGTCGACCGCATCCGATCGTGGCATCGACATCGTAACGGCATCGCAGCCGGCGACTGTGCCGGCGCCCGCGAACGACGACCTGGCGAGCGAGATTAAATCGCTCCGCGAGGAAGTGACCCTGCTCCGGACCGAGAATAATTCGGGCCATGCGGCAACCGCCGGCAACACCAAGCGCATCGATGGCCGCCTCGAGGCGGTGACGGCGCCGAACGGTGGCGAAGCGATCAGCGTGGCCAGCGCCGCGTGAGGGTCGTCACAGACGCCGGGGTCGTGATCGACCTCGGCACCGTCGAAACCGCGCCGACGATCGGCATCGTCGACTATAGCCGGCGCGTGACCGACGACTACGGCGTGACGACCGTTGTCGAGCGCGGGTTCGCCCGTCGCATGTCGGTGCGCCTGGCGGTGCCGTTCGACGACGTCGACGAGCTGCAGCGCCGTCTAACCGATCTCCGAGCGACGCCGGCGAAATGGATCGCCGACGATCAGTTCGCCGCACTGTCGTTTCGCGGTTTCTACAAAGAGTTCGAGATCGATCACGCGGTTCCGCCGCTCAGCTATTGCACGCTGACGGTCGAGGGCTTGGCGGCAACCGAGCAGCTGGTCGACGGCGGTACGGATCCGGCGCCGATCGGTCAGGCGTCGACGCTGCAGCTGATTCAACCGGCCGCGATCACGGACGTCACGATCGCTGCCAGCACCATCGCTGAAACCGATCGCGCAGAATGGTCGGCCGGTGTCAGCTATGCGCTCGGCGCCCAGGTCATCAAAGCCGCCACGCACCGGATCTACGAAAGCGCGGTAGCAGCGAACACCGGCGACGATCCCGCGGCCGCGTCCGGCAAGTGGATCGATATCGGTCCGACGAACCGATGGGCGATGTTCGACCAGGCGCTCGGCACGACGTCCAGCGCGGCCGACTCGATCACGGTCACCCTGAACGCGGCCGCGCGCGCGATCGCGCTGCTCGACGTCGTCGCGGCAACGGTGCGCGTGCGGGCGACGGGCTACGATCGCACGATCGCCGCCAGCGCTGGCACCATCACGTTCCTCGATCTGCCGGCTGGTACCAACCAGGTGACGGTGACGATCGCCGGTGCCGGCACGGTATCGGTCGGCACGCTGCTGCTCGGCCGCCTGGTCGCGCTCGGCATCACCGAGGCGTCGCCGACGTCGGGCATCACCGACTATAGCCGCAAAGAGGTCGACGACTTCGGCGAAGTGACGATCGTCGAGCGTGCGTCTGCAAAACGAATGACCGCGAAAGCGTTGATCCGGACGGACGCTCTCGACTTGGTCGCGAACCGCCTCGCGGCTGTGCGTGCGCGGCCGTCGCTCTGGATCGGGCAGGCGGGCATCGACAGCCTAACGATCTACGGCTTCTTCAAAGATTTCTCGATCGAGGCGGGCGAGGGCGTCAGCAAGTTGTCGCTCTCGATCGAGGGCTTCAGCACCGCGGCGAAGGTCGAGCCGCTCGGCGTCGATTGGCAGAACGTCAAGGACACGAACCCGGCGAAGCCGAAGCCGGCCGACGGGGCGACCAACAGCGCGGATCCGGCGTCGCCGCTCGGGCCCGACGATACTGTCGCCGACGTGCTCGAATTTCTCGCGGAAGCACGGCGCAACGCGACCGAGGGCCTCGAGCAGATCGCCGCGACCAAGAAGGAGCTCGATGCCGCTCGGCTGGATCTCGATCGCGCGCTGGCGCAGGCGCGGCAAACTGTTCAGGCCGCCTTTTCCGGTCAGCTGCTCGAGCAACGTCGCAAGGCGCGCGTGGACTTTCTCACGCACCTCGATGGCGTCCGGGTCGGCGTGGTCGTGCAGCAGGAGACCGAGCAGCGCATCGAGGGCGAGCTGGCAACCGCGACCACCTTTGCCCTCCTCGGTGCAAAGAACTCGACCGGTACCGCCTTCATTCTCGATAGCTCGACCGTCCTGGTGACGCCGGAACTGTCGCTGTCCGAGAAATTCGAAACGATCGAGGCGCAGTTCGAAGGTGTGAACGGTGACGCCGAGGCTGCCATAACCCGCCTGGATAAGGCGATCGCGAACGAGAAAGAGGCGCGGGTCGAGGCCATCGAAGGCATCGAGACGACGTACGACGGTTTGCTTGCCCATACGAACGCGACGATCCGCGACCTCGATATCGCTGTTTCAGACGGTGACCGGGCGCTGGCGGAAAGCATCGAGGATCTCGGCACCAAGTTCGAAGGCGACCTTGCCGATGCAACCGCGGATATCACGGACGTCAAAAAGGCGGTCAGCGACGAAACCGAAGCCCGCGCGACCGCAATTCGAGACCTTTCGACGGATTTTACAACGGCGATCGGCGACAAGGTCGGCGCCGCGGTAACGACGCTTGAGGAGGCAATCTCCGACGAGACTGAAGCTCGCGCGAAAGCGATCACGGATCTCGGCGCAGACTTTACCGATGCGCTCGGCGACACGGTCGGGGCGGCTGTGACCGACTTCAAGGAAGCGATCGCCGACGAGACCGAGGCGCGCGGGGTTCAATACGGCCTCGTCACCGCGCGCCTGGACAAGGTCGGCGGTGGTACGGCGTCGGTCGAGCAGCTGTTCTCGGCGCAGGCGGACGCCCTCGGCAACCTGTCGGCGCGCGCCAGCCTGGCAGTGACGGCCGGTGGTGTGTGGAGCGGGATTACCGTGACCGCGGCGGATGGCTCGCAGGGGGCAATCAGCGACATCACCATGTCGGCGATGACGATCAACGTCAGCACCGCGAAGCTGATCTTCAACAATGGATCCGTGATGAAGGTCCTTGGCACTGGGTTCGGCGTCGGCAACGAGTTCATCGACTGGTTCGGACCATCGATGCCGATCGCACTCTGCTCACGCGCCAACGGCAAGGTTTGGCAGACCGTGTCGGGCGACGCCTATTTCGGCGGCGCGCTTTCGGCGGGCACGCTTACGAACGGCGGCCAAAGCAGCAGCGTCGCCCCCGACGTCATCGCCGACACCGGCGGCTTCGGATCGGACGGCGGCAAGATCACCGTCGTCATTAGCTGGGCATACGTCTGGGAATGGCGTGTCAATTACGGCGGCTCGACGGCTGGCGCGCAGCAATTTGACAATGCGGTCGCGGCTTATGGCGCGACGTCCAGTGACGGTGGCTACACCTGGTCCGGGACACGGGTCGAGACGGGTTCACCAACGCTCACCTTGGCGCGCGAGATCGGCGGCGCTGCCCGCATCGATGTAGCAATGGCAGCGATCAGTCCCGGCGCCGGCACGGTCTATGGCGAGCGCCCGATCCCCGCCGGTCAGGAGGGCGGGTATCTCGTCTTCAGCGCGACCTGGTCAACCAGCCTTACCTACACCGATCCCGATCGGATCGTCGCCGATCGCCGCTTCATTGCAACCCTCGCGCGCGGTTTCACGACGGGCAACGGCACCGGCAGCGTCTCGCAGCGCGTCACCATCATCACCACCGAGGAATAGCGGCTATGGCTATCGACGATCAGCTGGCCACGCTGCTGGCCCAGAATGCTGACCTTTTCGCAGCGTATGAGGAATGGGCAAATGGGCAGGTCATGCTTCTTGCCGGTTCGATCGATGATCCCGCGAGCTTCAACTCGACCGGCGGCAAGACGGGGGACCTTGGTTACTACCCGGTCATCAACGTCAGCGGCCAAACGATCTACGTTCCGTGCCTGGCTCGTTTGAAAGCGATCGCGTCGAGTGGCGCGAACGAGGAGGCTCTCGAAGCCCTGGAGAACCAGCTCGGTGGCTTAACGCAGCTGACGGATTATGCGCTGGGTCGCCGGATCCGCACCGATGCCGCGATGATGTTGTCGGCGTCGGAGATGGCCCTCGCTCGCGCCAACATGGGCGCGGTCGATCAAACGCAGATCCCCGTGTATCCGACGCGAGCAGCTGCAGCCGCTCTTCCTATCCCCGCCAGTGTCACGACGTTCCAGGTGGCAGGCTATGCCAGTCCTGGGGACGGCGGCGAGGCAACGTTCCTCCGCCTCGACCCTCAGCCGGCTGCGGGGCAGCAAGGCCCAGTGCAACCATCACGCCTGCAGGACAAGTCAGGCGCTTGGTTTGAGCAACAGGGGCCGGAGTGGCGCCCCCAGCACTTCGGCGGGTTCCCCGGCTCGGCTAACGCGACGGCCGCGTTCGTGGCAGCTGACGCTTGCGCGAAGGCCAGCGGTGGGTGGGTTTCGTTGATCGGTGATGGCATCTGGGCAATCGCTGACTTCGTCCAGACGTGCCGCTGGATCTACGGACGAGACCGATTGCTAACGCGGGTTCGGCGTGCATTCGAAACGACCATTGCAGTTTGGTCGCTCGCTGCCGGTGCAGCTGGCATGACGGTGCAGGATCTTACGATCGATGGCGCATCAGGCGCCGAGGCGCGCGCAATCCTCGCGCTCGGTGACTTCCGCTCCGACATCTTGATCCAGCGCGTTGGCTTGGAGAATGGCATGGGGCGGTGGGCGCTTCGTGCGGATCCACTGTTACCATTCTACAATCTCCAGATCCTCGACTGCCACGTTGAGAACTGCCCGAGTGGCGGGTTTGCAGTTCTTGCCAAGGCCAAGGGTAACCGGCGGCTACGCATCAACCGGAACACCTTGAACCGGGTCGGCACCAATCTGTGCATCGTCCGAGGTCCCGGCGACGTTGACCGCGACATGTGGAACACGACGTTTGACGTCGAAGGAAACGACAACACCGTCACGAACTGCCTGAATACCGGCGAATACGGTCCGATCCCGTTCGAGTTCTGGGGCTGCACCAATGGCCAGATACTACGAAACCAGGTCGATACCGGCACGCGCGGTATCGGCCTTGGCTCCGGCATGCAGAACTTCGAGGTCGCGTTTAATCTCATCTCTAACCAGACGTTCTACGCCTTCGAAGGCGGGCTGAGCCGCAACCTGCGGGTCCACCACAACACCGCGCTCAACTGCCGGATATTTACGCCTTTCCCTGGCACCGAGACGGAAAACCTCTTCCTCGAAGACAATACGCTCATCGGTACGGGGCTCTCGGCCTACACCCCAGTCAACCCGGCTGACAGCGTGTTCGTCGGCGGTGTGGCGACCGGCTTGCGCATCCGTCGCATGGTGATCCGCAATCCCGAATATGCGCGCTGGGCGATCAACCTCAGCGGCCTCTCGAGGCCGGTGCCGACAATCTCGATTGCCGGTGGCGGTACGGGAGCAACGGCCTCTGCAACGCTGAAGGGGGTGCGGGTTCGTCTCAAGTCGGGCAACGCGGGGTCGGGCTATACGAACCCAACCGTCACCGTTGAGGGTGGAGGCGGTAGCGGCCTGGTCATCACGCCGACATTCGCAGGCGGCGCGCTGACGGGCGGTGTGATCACCAACCCCGGCACTGGCTTTACCGCCATGCCGAAGCTCAACGTCAGTGATCCAACGGGCGTAGGTGGTGAGCTCGAGGTGTTCATGGGCATCGAGGCGGTGACCGGCTCGGCCGGCGCTGGCTACGCAAACAGCACCTGGACCGCTTCGGACAATGGCGCGACGACGGCCGCAGCGGGAACGTTCACCGCTACCAACGGCATACCGGGGGCCTTCGTCGTCACCAATCCTGGCGAGGGCTTTGGTCGGGCATCGGACTTCATCATCGACGCGCCTGAAATCTACCAGGACACCTATGCCTCAAGTCCGGCCGGTATCAGCACCACCGGCAACGGGCAGATCCTGAACCCGATCATCAAACGCTCTGCCAACTATGATGCGGCGCATTACTACCATCAGGCGCTGGGGGGGGCCACGCAGATCGCTCATTCGATCAATGCAACGGCAGCGGGCAATCCGAGCTTTGTGTTGCACAACCCGGTCTGCGAAATGACCGGCACCGTCTCGGGTGGCGCGACCTATGCCGCGATCGGCCGCTTGGTTGCCGCGCAGCCGATGTACGGTGTCGAGCTTCGTGGTGGTGGCAAGGTCTCCGGTAACTTCACGTCGAACCCGAACCCGATCAACCTGCCAGATACGAGCGGGACGGCGAAGGTCGGCCTTGTCGACACAACGGGTTTCGTCGGCAACGCGTACAGCTTGGGCGCTTCGATTGTTCGGCGTCGCACCAAGAACGTCATCGAGGCGAGCGCTGCGCCGACCACTGGCACACATGGAACCGGCGACCGGTGCGTCAATAATGCCCCGACGTCAGGATCGGCGTTCGAATGGCAATGTACTGCGGGCGGTTCTCCCGGCATTTGGGTGGGCCGCTTCGCTGCTGGTAGCGATCCAGTTCTCCCGACGGCTTACGTAAGCATGTCCACGCTGGCGAACGGTCAGCTGCTGACTGCTGCGGCGAACATCTTCTCGACTGTCAAAATCCGCTACGATGTTGCGACGGCCGGCGCTTCCCAACTCCACGCCTCATTTAAAATCGAATGGAGCAGCCGTTACAATAACATTCCCCGGCGCGGCGAAGTTCTTCTGGCTTTCGGATCGAGCAACATTCCTGCGCAAGCGCCTCTCATAAAGTCGACGTCGATTGACGACGTGGCCGCTAACGCGGCCACGGTGACGACCGCTGTTGACGGCTCCGGTCGCATGGAAGTGACGATCACTTTCCCCACCACGCCAGGGGCTGCGATCCCGGTTCGTCTAGCCGGCCTCGCCAGTAACGCGAGCGTCTACGGCTCGTATTCCGTTCAAATCACGTAAGGAGCCAGCTCATGGCAATCATCAAAACGCTGGAGCTTCGGAACGGTCTTGTGGCGAAGAACGCGTACGTTCGGGTCGACGCCTTCTATGGATCGAAGGCGTCGATCAGCTTCTCCGCGAACACGTATTTGTCGCGCGAGGCATTTACCGGGACGGACACCTTGCCGGCGCAGCCGTTCCTCGAACAAGACATGCTGGAATTCACGCCCGACCCCGGTCCCGACGCTCTGCCTATTTGGGTACAGTGCTACGCGCATCTGAAGGCGCAGGATCGCTTCGCTGATGCAGCCGACGACATCGCGATCGTTCAGGATGGCGAAAATGAATGAGATGATCTCTGGGAAACCGGCCATGCCGCTTCCCGAACGGATAACGATAAACGAGACACTTCTGGCGGAGCGCGTTTTTCTCGCGGGAATGGAGCAAAACTACCCCGGACTTGATCCCCGCTTAGGACTGTTCGGGACTGGTCCCGACGGAGCTTACATCAACGCGAGGTACGGGAACGAATTGGTTCGAGTTCGGTCCCGACGGCAAGTCGCGATGGAAGGCTTTGCGCATGCCACCATGGTCATGTGGCTCTTCCACATCGCAAAACTCGTAATCGATCAATTCGCCTGATCTGAACGGAGCATCATCATGAAGAATAAGCGACGCGCGGCCCTGGTGGTCGCGAGATCGTTGGTGCGCGCGTGAGCCGTAGCCGCGATCGAGACGGCCTCGACCTCAACGATATCGCTTCACTGATTGCTGCGACCCGACCGCCCGCCGTTGCGAGCGAGGAGCGCGGACTGGCGAAGCACGCCGCGACGATCATCGTCGCGATCATCCTGGCATTGTGCCTCTGGGTCGGCGCCAGCGTTAGCTCGCTCGGCACTACCGTCACCCGCATGTCGGCAAACGTCGACGCGTTGCAAAAGGGCATCGCCGATCTGCAGACCAGCCAGGGATCCGCATCGATTCAGCTATCGGATACCAAAGCGACGAACGCGAAGCAGGACGCTCGAGCAGACGCGATGGAGGCCGACGTCCTCCGCGTGAAAGAACGCGTCCGGATGCTCGAAGGGCAGCGGCCCGTACATATTCCGGCGCCCACCGCCGAATAGTCCGCCGGCGGCCGGCTGCCGCCAATCTCGGAGAACATCATGAAACTGATCCCGAACTGGCGCCATGCGTGGCGCCTGGCGTCGGTGCGCGTCGCGACGATCGGCGCCGTCGCCACCACCGCGGCTGCGGCCGCGCCCGATACCGCGCTGCAGGTCTGGCAGTCGTTGCCGGACGCTATCCGCGACATCGTGCCTAGCCCGGTCAGCCGGTGGGTCACGCCGGCACTGTTCGTCGCGACGCTCGTCGCGCGGATCCTCAAGAAGCGGGAGGCTACCGATGGCGAATAAGAAAACGCTCGCCGGCGTTATCGGCTCGGTCATGGCGGCCGCGGCATTGTTCGTCTCGATCCCGGCCGACGAGAGCGGCCGCAAGGTCGAGGCGACCGTCCAGCAGGACGGCTCGATCGCGGTCCGTCACGTTGCCGGCCGCCAGTACCTGAAGGCGTATCTCGACATCGTGAAGGTGCCGACGGCGTGCGATGGCGTCACCAAGAACATCCGGATGGGGATGACCTTCACCGAGGCGCAGTGCAACGCGAAGCTCGAGGAGGAGCTGATCGCGCACGCCGAGCCCATCATCAAGTGCGTTCCTAAGCTCTATGGCCGCCCGAACCAGACGATCGCGGCCGTCGGCCTCGCGTACAACATCGGTTCGGCCGGCGTGTGCAAGTCGAGTATCGCGAAGCTCTGGAATGCGGGCGACTGGAAGGCTGGCTGCAACCGCTTTCCCCTCTTCGTTAAGGCAGGCGGCAAGATCGTCAGCGGCCTGGTCAAGCGTCGCGAACGCGAGCGGGCAATCTGTCTGAAGGGATTGCCCGCCTGATCGTCGCCGTGGCATAGCTCGAGCGCTGCTCTGAGCTTAGCCGTTAGGACAGCCCGCGCGCGCGGTTCGACCATGGGCTCCGGTTCGCCGGGTGGCCCGTGAAATAGAAGACCCCTCCGGGGGGAATACTCGGGGCGCAGTTCCCGTGGTCCTGCGCGGCTAACCACCCGGTCCGGGTCGGCTAGCCGCGCAGAGATCCTCCACCAGTTTCGCGGCGATCGCCGCTTCATCCATCCCGCGGCCGTCCGGCCGGGGCTCCGCCGATCGTCGATCGGCGGCCATCATGGCGCGCGTAGCCCGTGCCTCGTCATGAAGGTCTACCTCCACATGAGTCCTGTTATCGCTGCTCGCCCGCCTGCTGCCTACATGGGCGGCAAGCGCAACCTGGCCACGCGTCTGTGCGCCATGATCGATGCCACGCCCCACAAGGCATACATCGAGCCCTTCGTCGGCATGGGCGGCGTATTTCTGCGCCGATCGCGCCGGCCGACCGTCGAGATCATCAACGACCTATCCGGCGACGTTGCTAACCTGTTCCGCGTCGTGCGCCGGCACTACGAGCCTTTCGTCGAAGAGCTGCGCTGGCTGATCGCCAGTCGTTCCGAGTTCGACCGGCAGAAGGCGATGGATCCGAATACGCTGACTGACATCGAGCGCGCAGTCCGCTTCCTCTATCTTCAGCGCCAGGCGTTCGGGGGCCGTGTCGTCGGCCGGACCTACGGCGTGACAGCGCGAAACCCTTCGCGCTTCAATCTCGCAAAGCTACGTGGCGAGCTGAAGCTCCTCAGTCGGCGCCTCGAACCGGTTCAGATCGAGCAGCTGCCTTACGCAGACCTGATCCGCCGGTACGATCACGCCGGGGCGCTGTTCTACCTAGATCCGCCTTATGACGAGACGGCAGGCTACGGCGTCGAGTTCGGCCGCGCTGACTACCTAGCGATGGCGGAGCAGTTGGGGGCGATCGCCGGCGACTTCATCATGTCGATCAACGACACGGCGTTCATTCGCGAAGCGTTCGCGGCGTTCGAGATCCAGGAAGTCGACACGGCCTGGTCGGTCGGGATGAAGTCGACCGGCGCGCCATCAAAGGTGACAGAGCTGATTATACGCAACCGGCGGTGACATTCGCCTTCGTGCTATGACTCGGAAAACCCAACGGCACGTGCTTTCGGGCACGCGCTGCTGGGGTATCGGCTACCCTAAAACGGGGTACATGCTCCGCTGTAAGCCGCGGAAAACCGTCGATGCGGCGGAGGGCTTATCCGCCGCGTTCGGGTGGGAGCCGGCCCGAAGGCCGGCTCCGCCGTTCCGATTAGCGCTTCATGGCTAGCTCCGGGTTGGCTTGAAAAAGGGCCTAAGCCCGAACGCCAATTATGCATGAATATGCATACAAATGCATAACGCCTCGGATTACGCAGGCTGCTCTTCGCTGAGCGCCGCGTCGATCATCGATTTCCACAATAGATCGACAGGAGCGCCGGGTGTGTGCCCGTCGATCATTTCCTCGCCGGCTCGACTAACATGGTCGGTTGGCTCCCGCATGGCAGCGATCGCGATTCGGGCGTCGTCTGCATAGAGGCGCCACGTCGTCGGAGCACCGTTGTCCGCGCTCGCCATCGCGCGCGCGACCCGCTCGATCATCGATTTTCCAGCCATTCTCACCTCCGAGGAGCATTCTATGCTGACCAACGCCGCGGTGAAAGCCGCGCGGCCGCGCACGTCCGGCCCCTACAAGCTGTTCGACCAGGCCGGTCTGCATCTCTACGTCGCTCCGACCGGTCGAAAGTCCTTCCGGATCAAGTACCGCTTTGGCGGCAAGGAGCAGCTGCTGACGATCGGCGCCGTTCCCGAAGTGTCGCTAGATGCTGCCCGGGCCCGATGTGACCAGGTGCGCGAGTTGCTCGGCCGCGGCGAGGATCCGCGAACCTCGACTGTTGCGCCGGTCGGCAAGGCACGTGCTTTCGAGAACGTTGCGCGCCAGTGGCATACGCACATGAGCCCGCGCTGGACGGAAGGGCACACCGGCGACGTCCTGGCGAGCCTCGAGCGCGACGTGTTCCCGGCGATCGGCGCGATGCCGATCGGCGCGGTCACCGTGCCCGTGATCCTGCACGCGCTGCGCGTCATCGAGGAGCGCGGCAGCCTGGTCACCGCGAGCCGCGTCCGTCAGCGGATCTCGGCCGTATTTGCCTACGCGATGGCGGAGGACCTGGTTGACCAGGATCCCGCGGCGATCGTCAGCCGCGCGCTCACGCCGCCCGCGCCGGCACAGCATCACGCCGCATTGCTCGAGATCGAGGACGCGCGCGAGCTGCTCGCCGCGGCCGAGCTGGTCGACGTCGCGCCGCCGGTGAAACGCGCGTCGCGATTCCTGGCGCTGACCGCCGTCCGTTTCGCCGCGGTACGCGGCGCGCGCTGGAATGAGATCGAGGATCTCGATGGCGCGGCGCCGTTGTGGCGCGTGCCGGCCGCGCGGATGAAGCTGAAGGCGGCGAAGAAGCTCGATGCAAAGAACGACCATCTGGTTCCGCTGTCGCGCCAGGCCGTCGCGCTGCTGCGCGAGATCCGCGCGGATATGCATCGTGGTGGCGAGAATATGCATCGGGACGATGCAAATTTGCATGGTTTGATCTTCGAGCGGTCTGCCGGCGCCGGCAAACCGATCGGGGAGAAGTCGATCGGCGCGCTATACGATCGCGCCGGTTTCGAGGGGCGGCATGTCCCGCACGGCTGGCGCGCATCGTTCTCGACGGTGATGAACGAGCGCGGCGCGGACGGCGCCGACGTCGAGCGGGCGTTGGCGCATACGCCGAAGGACAAGGTCAAGGCGGCGTACGATCGAAGCGAGCGCCTTCAGCGTCAGCGCGACCTGTTCCAGGAGTGGGCGGATCTGTTGGTCGATCTCTGATCCAGCGCCGCATACGCGACGCAAGAAAAGAACAACGACTTTCGCACACTTCCCCCATCGATAGCCCGGGGCGGCGCAAGCCGCCTCGCTCCGACAGCCGGGTCTCGGCGGTCGGGTCCTTGAGGCATGCCGTTTCGGCGTTGGGGGAATATCAAACTAGCGCCGGCTCCGCGTTCAGCGGAGACGTTCCTTATTCCTCATACCTGAATGCAGGATAGAGCACATTTCATGTACTCGCGTTGTCGAACGAAGAAGCCGCGCTAGCGAGTGCAGCGCGCAGCGCGGGATCTTGGACCTCGCGGGGCGCGGCCGGGGCGCCAATGGCTACGGCGGCAGGAACGGCCCCCAGGCGCCGAAGCTTGGCGACGAGGATCTGCATGTACCGCTGCCACGTTCGGGGCGCCATGCTGCGTCTGTGGTCGAAATAGTAGGCGTTCGATGTCTGCTCTCGCTGGGGAGCGAACTCGCCGTCGTTGTTCGTCCGGATGCTACGCCGCACCCAATCCACGAAGCCGCGGCTCTTCAGCCGCTTGATCGCTTCGATCGCCGCGTTGCGGCTACAGACCGCCCACTCGGCGATGGTATCGTAAGACGGGAAGAGCGCCCCGGTTGCGAAGTCGATCTTCGCAAGCAGCGCCTCGAGGACGGTAACGTCGATGCGGGTCAGCCGGCCGTCGGCGCGGGCGATCGTCGCGTCCAGGCGCTCGATCTCGTGGCGGAGCGTCGCCGGCCGACCGATCGGGGCCTGCCCCTGAGCGACAAGCGCCGCCAGCTCAGCCGCGAGCGCGTCGCGCAACTCGCGGACCTCGCGCAGCCGGCGATTGGGCAGCTCCTTCCAATCCTGCCGGCGTTGCTCCTTCGCGCTCTGAACCAATGCCTCGCGATGGATTACGCCCTGGGCGTGTGATCCGTCGCCGACCTTCTTCCATGGCTGAGCGCGCAGATCGTCGACGTCATAGCTATGGCGCCGCGGTACGCGGCGGCCTTCTCCATGATCGGCCCCGCGTGCCTTCTCGGCGAATCGCGCGCTGGTGCCGCGGATAAGGTTCCGGACAGCCTGACCGCTTGGGGCTCCGCCGCCGCGCATCATGCTGCACCTGCTACGGCGCGGCGCGCTCCGCCAGCTGCTGAGCTGGTTGAAGGTCGACAACGAGTAAGTCGGCCCACGTCTGTGCAATGACGCGTCGACGTGGCATGTACATCGCTCGATTGTACGCAGCTTCCGAGGCGGACATTCCGGCCGGAAGATGCGCCAGCATCAGATCGATCACGGCGCGATCGCCGGTTCGGTCCTCGGCCGCTGCCAGCTCGTTCATCACGGTCGAGAACGTCGCGCGCCAGCCGTGTGGAACGTGCCGGCCGCGCTGACCGGCATCCCGGTATAGCTTCGACAGCGTATTGTCGCTGAGAGGGTTCTTCGGACTGCTGACGCTCGGGAAGAGCAGGGGCCCGTTCCCGAAGCGCTGCAGTGCCACGCGGACGATCTGAACCGCCTGCGACGACAGAGGTATCACGAACTCGAAGTCGGCATCGTTCTTCCGCTCGACCGTCAATTTCATCTTCTCCGCGGGTACCCGCCAGATCGGTGACGTCGAATCGAGCCCCTCGAATTCTTGCGGCGCCGCCATTCGTATGACGCCAGGGCGAGCCGCCGTCAGCGCCAGCAGCCGCGAAGCCAGCTTCGTCGCTGGGAAGGCGTCCATTGCCTCGACCTTGGCCAGCACCGCCGTTGCCTCGCTCGCCAATCTCACAGCTGGTCGACGTCCCTTGACCATAGGCAGCAGCGCCGGCTTCACGACGTGCGCGGGGTCGGTCTCCGTCAAACCGGCGCCGATCGCGTACAGGAAGATCTCCGACATGTGCTGGCGCAGCCGGTGCGCGGTCTCGATCGCCGCGCGCTCCTCGACCGCGCGCAGGGCCTTCAGCACCATCGGTACGGTTATTGAGCCGATCGGCACCTTGCCGAGCGCTGGGAAGATGTCCTTCTCCATACTCGCCAGCGCCTTTGCCGCGTAGCGCGGGGACCAGGTCGGCGTCTGCGCCGTGTGCCAGGCGCGCGCTATCGGTTCGAACAACCGAAGCGATTCGGCGGTAACCGTCGCCTCCCGCTGTTTCCGCTCGATCGCCGGATCGATCCCGGCCCGAAGCAGCAACCGCGCCGCGTTGCGCATTTCCCGCGCATCCTCGAGCGATACGTCCGGATAGCCGCCGAACGTCAGCCGCTTCTCCTTGTTGCCGAATCGATACTTCATCCGCCACGATCGGAAGCCGGTGGTCGTGACGAAGAGATATAAGCCGTGCGCGTCGGCCAGCTTCTGCGGCTTCTTGGCTTTCCGTGCATTCCGACACTTCGCATCGGTCAGCAT